GGCGGGCTAGCCCTCGTCGGGCGTGGGGCGCTGCGCGTCGGGGTGAGCAGCAAAATAGGCCGCCAGGGCCTCATTCAGAATGGTTTGGTACTTGGCGCCGCGCCCGGGCATCCAGTAGGCCACGCGGTCGAGGGCCTGGTGGTTGGCGCGCGTGAGGCGGCTGGCAAAGCGCACGTAGCCGCCGGCCGGGGCCTCGGGCGCGGGCGCCGCAATGGGGGCCGGAGCGGCGGCGGGGCCGGCCAGCAGGTCGTCGATAAAGCCTTTGCGGGAAGTTGGTTTTTTCATAAAAAGTGGGTGATTAATCAACAGTAAAAAGGCTAGGCGGCCACCGCCGCCACCAGGGCTTGCGTGAGGGCGCGGTAGTCGGCCACGGCGTTGCTGTCGGGCTTGAGGTGCAGGGCCAGCTGGCCCCGGCGCTGGGCCTGGGCCAGGGCCACGTCCTTGCGGATGGCCGGCAGCAGGGCCGCCGCCCCGTACACGTGCTCGGTGGCCAGCACCACGTCCTGGTGCAGGTTGTTGCGCCCGCCGGGGTGGTACTGCGTAAACACGATGCCCGCCAGGCGCAGCGCGGCATTGTGGCGGCTGACCACGCCGGCCGCCAGCTGCGTAATGAGCCGCAGGCCGTCGAAGCTGAATTTTTCGGCCAGGCACGGCACCACGTAGGCCGTGGCCGCGCACAGGGCCATGCGCGTCATGGGCCCGATGCTGGGCGGGCAATCGAGTAAGATATAGTCGTAGGCCGAAGCCAGCGGCGCCAGGGCGCGGGCCAGCAGCTGCTCGTAGGCGGGGCGCTGGCGCAGCTCCTCCTCCTGGTCGGCCAGCAGCACGTGGGCGGGTAGCAAATGCAGGTGCAGGGCGGGCGGGCCCGCCTCGGGCGGCGCCTCCCACGCCCGGATGGCCGCCGCCTCGCGCCCGCCCCCGAGCAGCCAGTCGCCCACCGTGTGCGTCGCGAAGCCGCGCAAAAACAGCGCCGCCGTGGCGTTGGCCTGCGCATCCAGGTCTACCACCAGCACCCGGTGGCCCAGCTCGGCCAGGCCCGCGGCCACGTTTACCACCGTGGTCGTTTTGCCCACGCCCCCTTTGAAGTTGGCAAAGGCAATGATAGCGGCGCTGGCTTTGCCAGGCTTGCTAGCAACGCTAGCAATGCCAGCAGTATCAGCCCCGCTGGCCGGGCCAGCCGGGCCCGTGCTGCCAGCCGGGCCGGCCGTGCGGGTAGAAGAAGCTTTTCGGGGAGTGCGGGGAGCGGGGGGCATAGCGAACGCAACGGCTGGGTGAGCCGCGAAGATAGCAGCGCTGGCGAGTATAGCAGCGCTAGTACTGCCATCCTTGCTAACACTGCTAACATTGCCACTTTCGCTATGTGTAAAAAATGTAATGATATAATTATTTTATAGTATTTATTGATTTAAATATTATAAATTAAAATATATTATAACATGATGCTCATCTGACGTTCCGAAAATGGTTTTAGCGAAACCTTAGCACGTTTTACCTGTGAGCAGCAAGCGCCAGCCAGTACAGCAAAACGAACGTTTTTCTAAACAACCCGGCCGCCCGCTCCCCCCCTGCCAAAAGCCGGCCCAAACCAGCCCAGGCAAGTACAAAAAATAAGTTCACCAATCAAAGTACAGTAAACCCTGCCTTCGCCACCAATTACCTGTACTGCGCCCCCTGCCCCCTGAGCCGCGGCTACGCCCACGGCTCCCCCCGCAACCAGAACCCCGCCCTCCAGCTCGCAGCCCTGCCCCAGGCCGGCCGCGAAACCATCCACCAGGCAAAAGCCGCCGGCCCCGGCGCCGCCCGCCCCGAGCTCGCGCGCCTGCTCGCCCAGCGCTGCCCCGGCCACACCGTGTGCCGCTACAAGCCCGCCCGCCTCGGGCGCTCGCTACGCCACCTGCCCCGGGCGGTGGCCTCCCTGGCGCAGCGCGGCGGGCTCGTTTCCCTCCCCGGTGCCAGCGCCACCCCGCCGCCCAGGGCCGGATGTACAATCTGCTGGCCTCGCTGGCCGGGTTCGAGCGCGGGCGCCCCCGCGGGCGCCCCACGCCGGGCTGGCCTGGGTCCGGGCGCGGGGCCGCGTCGGCGGCCCCGCGCCCGGCCTCCCCCAAGCCGCCGCGCGCACGGCCAGCATTGCCGAAATCCTCGGCCACGGGCAGCCGCTCGGCGTCAGCGAAATGGCCCAGCGCCTGCCCATGCCCCAGGTTGTCCGCTACCAACACCTGCGCCACCGCTACGTACCCACCACCGCCCACCGCCCGCAATAACCCGGTGGTTTAGCCTGTATGCCAGCCGTTTGGCGTAGGTACTCCCGTGCCGCGCTGCTGCCCCGTCACAAAAGCTAGCAGCGCTAGCATTGCTAGCAGTGTAGGCAAAGCTACTAGAACTAACCTTGCTTACTTTACTAGCAGTGCATACCTTGCCAACAAAGTAAACATCGCTAGCAACCCGGCCCGCTGGTGCCCCCTTACTACCCCCGCCGCGCCCGCCGCCACCGGTAGTTCAGGCAGTCAGTACCGGGCAGATTCGGGGGCCCGCCCCTGGGTTTGCACACGTGAAAAATTTGATAAAAAATAAATATTTATTTATGTAATTATTATAAAATTTATTAACTTTGATTTATAAATAAAAAAAGTTAAAATATAAAAAGAAATAAATACTTAAGTTTTAAAAAAAATTCTCCGCCGGGCGCACTGCTCCGGCTGCTGCCGTGAGCTGGTGGCCTCGCCCCCGGGCGCCGCGCCGGGGCCGGCCCGCCCGGCGCGGGGTGTGGGGGCACGCGCCGCCCCAGCCGTTGGCACGAGTGGCAGCTTGTTTCCTTTTCCACCCCCTAACACAGCAAAAGGTACTTTTCAAAGAGGCGTAGCTCTTTGAAAAGTACCTTTTGACTCCGGTAGGCTCACAAATAGAAACAAGCTGCCAGTCGTGCCAGCCAGCCGGGCCCCAGGGCCCGCCGCTGACTCATCAACTACCTGGCCAACTGACCTTTATTCGTAACCTTGCTTTTCCTGCCCATGACTGTTCGCCAACAAAACCGCCTGCGGCGCAACGAGCGCATCCGCCAGGCGTTCCGCCAGCGCTACACCGAGGCGGCGCGCCCCCGCAAGTTCAGCCGTGAGTATGTGCTGGCCCAGCTGGCCGACGACTTTTGCCTGGCCGTGGCCACCATCGAGGACATTCTCTACGCCAAACCCCCGGCCGACGCGCCGCCCGCTGCCGCCACCGGGGCTAGTAGCTCGTCGGGGCCGGCTCCGGCGTAGGCAGCACCATATCCGACGACTGGGTGGCCACCCGGCTGCCCGCGGCCATCGGCTGGGTGCGCAACTCGTTCAGCAACACGGAATTACCGCCCTGCCCCGGCAACTCAAACTGCGCGCTGAGCTGCGTCTGAAAGCCCCAGGCGCCCAGCTTGCGGCGCTGGTGCAGCGGCAAGAACTGCATATTGGCGAAGTACTGCGTGGGCCGCACAAAGGCCCCCAGCTTGGCGCCGGCCTTGGCATCGGCCTGCACCGCGGCCTGCCACTGCGCGTAGCCATCCACCGTCCAGGCCGCCTGGTTGAAAAAGTTGAGCGCCTGGTACATCTCCCCGGCCACGGCCATGTGCTCGAGGCCAGTGCCGGGCGTGTTGGCCGTAGCCGGCGTGGGGCCCTGCGGCTGCGTGCTGGCCTGCTGCCAGCTGGCGGTGCCCAGCGGGGCCGTCACCACGGTCAGGGTCACGTTCACGTTGTTATTGTTGTTGCCGTACATGCCGGTAAAAGTCGAATCTATGAATACGGCCGGATAACGGTAATTACCCGCGTTCAGGCGGCGCGTATCAAAGCTGATGGTGCGCAGCGAAGTGTGCTGGCGCAGCTGCTTGGCCAGGTTGTCTAAAAAGTGTGCAAACATGAGGGGGAGGGGTGAGGTAAAAAACGGCCAGCCCGGCCCCGGCGCGGCGCTAGCACCTTGGGGGCTAGCGGGTTGGCCGGCCATAGGCCCGGCGCTGGTTTCGCAAAACTGGCCGGCCCGGCCCCCTCCTTCCCAGCCCGCCCCGGCACTCGCGGCAGTTCTTGCCGTGAGTAGCGCCCCCCGCGCCCGCCACTGCCCGCCCAGATTTGCCAGCCCCGCCCCAGCGCCGGAGTTTTGGGCCGTAGTCGAAGCTCAGCTGCGCACCTGGTACCCCCCGCGCAGCTCCCCGCCGCCGTGCCCGCAAGGGCTCGGCGGAGCTTCCCCGCGAGGGGAAGAATGCCGGCGCCCACGCGCCGAGCAGCTTTAGGAGAGAACAGTCACCCGAAACTCCTGGGGATTACTTCGATTGCCGGCTGCCCGGCAACTGCCCGCTGGGCGGAAGCCGGGCAGTTGTGTGGGGCTCCGGCCCACGTGTTCAGTTGTTTAGTCCCTTTGCCCGTGCACCTGCTGCTCACCCGCACCATCTTCTCTTCGGCGGCCACCATCGGCGAGCTGTCGCTCGATGGCCAGCCGTTTTGCCAGGTGCTCGAAGACGTGGTGCGGCCCGCCGGCCAGGCCAAGATTTTTGGCCGCACGGCCATTCCGGCCGGCTCCTACGCCCTGGCCCTCACCTACTCGCCGCGCTTTGGGCAGCCCCTGCCCTTGCTGCTGCACGTGCCGGGCTACGCGGGCGTGCGCATTCACAGCGGCAACTCGGCCGCCGACACCCAGGGCTGCCTGCTCGTGGGCACCTACGCCCCCCAGCGGCCCGACTGGGTCGGCAACAGCCGCGCCACCTACGCCGGCCTGCTGGCCCGCCTGCTGGCGGCGCGCGCCGCCGGCCAGGCCCTGCGCCTCACCATCAAGTAATTATCAGCCCCCTTCCTCCGGCCCCGCGCCGGGCTTCTTTTCTTTTTTTCTTCTTTCCATGACGCTTCCTGACGTTAAAATTGTAAAAGGTGCCGGCGGCCTGGGCCGCCAGGTGCCCACCGAGGACGGCATTTCCGGCCTGGTCATCACCAGCCCGGCCCCCACGGGCTTTGCCTACGACACGGCCTACGAAATCCGCTCGCTGCGCCAGCTGGAGACGATGGGCATCACGGCCGCCTACGACACCACCAACAGCTCGACGCTGCACTACCAGGTGGCCGAGTTTTTCCGCATGAGCCCCAGCGGCGTGCTGTTCTTGTGGCTCGCCGATGGCACCCAGACCGCCAACAACAGCCTCAACGCGCTGCTGAGCGCCCCCAATGGCGCCGCCCAGCGCCTGCTGCTTGCCGCCAATGGCAAGATTAAGCAGCTCGCCGTGAGCGGCAGCATAAGCAGCGACTTTGCGACCGACATCAAATCGGCCGTGGGGAAAGCGAAAGCGCTTACCAGCACCGAGTTTGAGGCGCACCGCCCGGTGGTTATCCTGCTGGGGGGCGCCAACGCCCCGACCTCGCCCGCCTCCCTGCCCGACCTGCGCGGCCTGGCCGCCGACTCGGTGGCCGTCGTTATCGGCGCCGACCAAACGGTGGTTTCGGGCAGTGCGGTAGTGCCCGGCGCCAACGCCACCACCGGCGCCAGCGCCGTGCCCGCCCTGGGCACCCTGCTCGGCACCGTGAGCCTGGCCCAGGTGCACGAAAATATCGGCTGGGTCGATAAGTTCAACCTCGCCTCGGGCGGCTCGTTCCTGAAGGCGGGCCTGGCCAACGGCTCGGCGGGCAGCACCCTGCTGACTGGTGATTACGATGCGCTCAATGAGAAGGGCTACATCTTCGCCATTCAGCACACCGGCTACGACGGCTATTTCTGGAACGACTCGCCCACGGCGACCACCATCACCAGCGACTACGCCTACCTCGAAAACAGCCGCACCATGAACAAGGCCGCCCGCGTGGTGCGCCAGGCCCTGCTGCCCAGCCTCAAGGGCCCGCTGCCCCTCACCGCCGACGGCAAGCTCCAGGCGCAGCACATCGGCGAGCTCGAAGCCAAAAGCAAGATGGCCCTCACCGCCAACATGGGCCGCGCCGGCGAAATCTCGGCCTGCGACGTCTACATCGACCCCGCCCAGGACGTGCTCGCTACCTCGGTGCTCAACGTGCAGTTTTCCATCGTTCCCGTGGGCTCGGCCCGCCAGATTGTGGCCACCATCGGCTTCGTAAAATCATTGTAATTAACAGCTTAGCTGACTGAATCTCATGCCAACTACTCCCCTCATCAACGGCCGCAGCTGGGCCTGGGCCGACATCAACGTGAGCCTGCTGGGCCGCACCGTGTACGGCATCACGGCCATCGATTATTCCGACAAGCAGGACATCACCAACAACTACGGCTCGGGCGCCATGCCCATCAGCCGGGGCTACGGCAAGTACGAGGCCGAGGCCAAAATCACGCTCGAAGCCAAGGAGGTGGACCGCATTGCGGCCGCCATCCCCGGCGGGCGCCTGCAAGACATCCCGCCCTTCCCCGTCACGGTGGCCTTCGTGAACAGCGCCAACCTGGCCGTGACCCACAAGCTCATGAACTGCCAGTTTAAGAGCAACAAGCGCGCAACCAAGGCCGGCGATACCACCATCGACGTGGAGCTGGACCTGGTGGTGTCGCACATCGAGTGGAACTAAGCTTTTCTCCTAAAAGAACCCCCGTCCCATGTCCGCCCCCAAGCGCTTTGAACTAACCATTTCGGTGGCCGACGGCGACACCGCCGTGGGCTTCCTCCAGAAGCCCTCGCGCGTGGTCATTGCCCGCGCCATGAGCCTCATCGCCCAGAACAAGCCCTTCGAGGCCGGCGAGTTTGTGCTCGAAAACTGCCTGCTCGATGCCGAATCGGATGCCCGCCTGCGCGACGACGACGACGTGCGCATGGCCGCCACCATGCAGGCCCTGCAAGCCATTCAACTGCTTGATGGCGAGCTAAAAAAGCTCTAGCCCCGTTTCCTATCGACGAGCGAAACGGGTACGACGGCCTGCGCAAGGCCGACGCCCTTATCAGCTACTACCTCGGCATTGCGCATCCCGAACTATTGCCCGACGAGGCGTGGCAGGATAAGGCCGGCCAGGCGCACTGGCTGCACCAGCTGCTGACGCCCAGCGGCTAGCCCAGGCCGGCTCCCCCCGTGGGGGGCCGGCCCCGGGGCGGCTCCCCTTTTTATTCTATTTCCCAGGGCTAGCCGGCCCTGGCTCTTTTGCCCCGCTCATGGCCTCGCCCACACCGCTTGCTGCTACTTCTTCTGTTACCCAGGCTTTTATCGACTTGCAGGATAAGCTCACCAAGCTGATGCCCGTGCTCGATAAGCAGGTGGAGGACACGGTGAAGGCTCTGAAGTCGCTCACCGATGGCCTCGACAAGCTCAAGGAGGGGGCCGACAAGCTCACCGACAGCTTTACGAAGCTGACCAAGTCGGCCACGGCCATCAACAAGGAGTACGAGAAGCAGGCCACGGCAATGGCGGCCCACAGCACGGCCCAGGTGGCGGCCACGGCGGAGCTGCAAAAAGCGGCCGCGCCGGGGATTTTCTCCAAAGTAGCCGCGGGGCTTGGCTGGCTTGCTGACAAGGCCTTGGCGCCTTTCAGAAGCGCCAAAAAAGCTATGCCGGCGGCCGACATGCCCGCCGCGGCCGAAGCCGCCGCCAAGCCCAGCCGGTGGGCGCGCACCAAAGAAATGCTGGGCGACGCCCACGAAAAGCTCAGCACCAAGCTCAGCCCGCACCTCACCAAGGCCAAAGCCGCCCTGGGCGAAGCCGAAGACAAAGGCGTGGTGGACACGTTCAGCGCCCCGCTGGAGGTCTTTAACTCGCTCAAGGATATGCCCGGCCTCTCGCGGGACGCCACGAGCAGCCTGGCCGCGCTCACGGCTACTTCCGATGCGCTCAAGGCCAGCTTCGCCATGGGCGTCTCGCCCGCCCTCCAGGTAGCGGCCGATATGATACGCCTGCTCATGACGCTGGTGCAGCCCCTGACCGCGTTTATGATTGAGCACACGGGTATCATCAGGTTCTTGGCTATCACGCTCATACCGCTGGCCGGCGTGCTCTTCGCCGTGGCGAAGGCCATTCAGCTCGTGGCCTTCGTGACCGAGGTGTGGGGGGCCGCGCAGGCCATTTTCAACGTCATCATGCTGGCTAACCCCTTCGTGCTAATGGCGGCGGCTATCGTGGCCATTGGGGCTGCGGGTTACTACGCTTATAAGCATTTTGAGGGCTTTACGGTGGTTATCGATGCTATCATAAATGGCTTCAAATCGTTTATCAATTATGTGTCACAAGCTATCGGAAAAGTTGGTGAGCTCTTCGGCATGGGTGACAAAACCACTCGCCTGATTCCCGAAGTGATGCCGCAAATGGATGCCAGCGGCAAATCGCTGGACCTGATGCCTAAAGACTCGACCGGCCTGTCGTTCCCAAGTCTTGGGTTTCCGAATTTGAATTTCGGGTTGTCGCCCACGCGCGGCAGCGGGCCCGTGCCGCCGCAGGCCAGCAACGTGCACTTCACCATCGGCAGCCTGGGCACCACCACCTTCAACGTGGAAAGCCTGGATAAAAAGCACGCCTTGGCCATGCGCGACCACGTGCACGAGGTCCTGGTGGCCGCCCTGCAAGATGCCACCGCCCCTTCCCCCGCCCTTGCCTAAGTAGCTCGTATGCCGCCGCTTATCACTCCATTTAATTTGCGCTCGCTGGCCCTCCAGGCCTTTGGGCGCAGCCCGCTCGGGCGCTTTCAGCTTCCCCACAACTTTGAGGTAGAGGAGCTCTACGACGTGCCCCTCGATGCCCCCGAGCCGCCCCATGAGGATGGCACCGGGCTGCTGGGCCTGCCGCTCTTTGCCCAGGCTACCTTTTATGAGGTGGCCGCCGGCGCCCGGCCCGTGGCCGGGGCCGACGCGGCCAAGCAGCAGCCCCGCGGCCCGGCCCTGCTCACCCTGGCCGACCCGCTGGTGCAGGTGGCGCGCGAGGCCGTTATCGTGAGCACCAGCATTCAGGGGCGCACGGGGCAGGTGAAGGAGTACATCGGCAACGGCGACTTTACCATCACCCTCAAGGGGGTGCTGGCCTCGCCCGTGGACGACCGCCGCCAGGCCCGCAACTACCCCGTGACCCAGGTGGAGGCGCTGCGCGCGCTGTGCACCAACGGCAAAACGCTGGAGGTGGTCTGCTACCTGTTGCAGCCGCTGGGCATTAAGAACGTGGTAGTGAAGAAGCTGAACCTGCCGCCGATGGCGGGCTTTACCAACGTGCAGGCTTACGAGCTGGAGTGCGTGTCGGACGACCCTATCGAACTCACCCTCAAGGCCTGATGCTGTACCCCGTTTGCGCTATCACCATCGGGCAGCTCACCCTGAACTTTGTGCACGAGCTGCACATCGTCAGCTCGTGGCGCGACCTCACCGATACCTGCACCATTGAGCTGCCGCGCAACCTGCGCGTGCGGGCCCAGGGCGCGGCGGCCCCCACCAACCTCGAAGACGTGGTGCGGGTGGGCGATGCCGTGCGCGTGGCCTACGGCTACGGCCCCAGCCCCATCCCGCCCGATGACCCGGCCCAGCTGCGCACCGAGTTTGTGGGCTTCGTGACGGAGCTCAAGCCCGGCCCGCCCATCAAAATAGTGTGCCAGGATGAGATGTATTTTCTCAAGAAAGTGAGCCTGCCCGCTAAGTCGTGGAAGCAGGTGACGACCTACGAGGTGGCCGAGTACGTGCGCAAGTACAGCAAGCGCACCTTTAGCGTGTGCCTGCTCGGCGACCAGCCCGTGAGCCTGGGCGCTTTTTACATTGAGAAGGAAACGGGGGCCAGCGTGTTTAAGCGCCTGGCCAACGACTACCAGCTGCACTGCTTTTTTCGGGACAGCGAGCTCATCATCGGCGACCCCTACCAGGCGCGGGCCGGCACCACGGTGCGCCACCAGCTCAAGTTTGGCCAGAACATCATCAGCAACACCCTGCAATACGTGGATGCCGCCGACGTGCAGGTGCAGGTGTATGCCAAAAGCCTGCTGAAAAACGCCAAGAAGAACCGCGGGTTTGTGGAGGTGACGGTGCCCGCGCCCAGCACCGACCCCGACGCCCCCCGCGGCGAGGTGCGCAACTACACGTTTGTGGGCCTCACCGAGCCGCAGCTGCGCGCCCGCGCCACGGCCATCCTGGCCCGCCTCAAGTACACCGGCTACGCGGGCACGCTCACCACGTTTGGGGCGCCCACCATTGAGCACGGCGACGAGGTGCGCCTCGACGACACCACGGCGGCCTACCCCAAGGGCGGGGCCACGTTCAGCGTCGACAAGGTGGAAAAAACCTTCGGGGCCAGCGGCAGCCGCCGGATAGTGACGCTGGGGCCGCTTATTTCTACGCCTTAATTACTTAGCTGACTATGAGTGCTATCCGCGAAGCCCTGGAGCAGCTGGCCCTGAGCCGGATGCCGGTGAGCATCATCGGCGGCAAGGTGCTGGCCGTGCAGGCCAGCGACCTCACCTGCGACGTGCGCCCCGACAGCGGCGACGCCGACCTGCTGGCCGTGATGCTCAATACCGGCCTGGTGCCCCCCGTGGGCGCCCAGGTGCTGGTGGGCGTGGTCGAGAACTGCCGCACCGACGCCTTTTTGCTGGCCACCGACCGCGTGGCCCACTACTACCTGGCCACCGAGCAAGACAGCCTGCTGGCCTGGTGCCAGCGCCTGCTCGATGAGCTGGGCCGCCTCACGGTGCCCACGGGCACGGGGCCGTCGGGCATTCCCATCAACAAGCCGGCGCTCGACAAGCTCAAAACTGATTTGGACAAGCTCTTCATTTCTGTCGCATGACCCTGGTAAAGACGACGCTCAAAACGGCCATTGAGCAGGCCCTGCAAACGGCCCAGGCCGATACCTCGGCTAGCCCCCAGGCCGCCCGCGGCGCCCTGGCCGCTGCCCTGGCCACGGCCATCGACGCTTATATCAAAACCGGCACCGTCGTCACCGTCGGCTCGGCCACCACCCAAACCGGCACTATCTCATGAAAGCCTACGACCTGCTGCTCGACGACACCCTCGACCTGCGCATTGAGCAGGGCGACCTGGTAGTGGCCCCCTCCGATGCCCAGCATATTGACTTGCTGCTGCGCACCGCCCCCGGCCACTGGCGCCACGACCCGCTGGCCGGCGTGGGCCTGCTGCGCTACCTGCAAGCGCCCTACGGCCCCACCCAGGCCGGCCTGCTGCACCGCGACATCGCCATTCAGCTGGAGCGCGACGGCTACCAGGTGCTCAACCTGGACGTGCAGGACCTGGCCACCGCCACCATCAACGCCGAACGCCCATGACCCAGCCCCAGCCCCAGACCCTGACCAGCGCCGGCCAAAGCCTGCTCGACCTGGCCTTGCAGGCGGGCGGCAGCCTCGAAGCCCTCTTTGCCATCCAGGACGCCTACAACGCCCAGTTTACGGCCGAGCAGTTTCCGGATGCGACGGTGCCGCACCGGCTGGCCCTCACCGACTTGCCGCCCGCGGGCGTGGCCTTTGAGCCGCCCGCCCCCGTCAACACCGACCTGGCCGACTACTTCGCCGCCCGCCACTACCGCCTCAGCACCGGCGATGCCGGGCCGCTGCCCGGCTCGGAAGTGGTGGCCAGCACGCCGGGCGCCGTTGCGCTCATCGATTTTTCCGCCGTTGATTTTTCCGCCGTCGATTTTAAATGACTACTCAGGACGCTTCCTCCGCCGCCGCCCCCGACACCACGCCCGTGGTGATTGAGCAGCCCCCCATTGCCGTGGCCACGCAGCCCGCCACGCTGGCCAGCCAGCCCCAGGGCGAGTTCAACCCGGATATTTTCGTCCCGGTCGATACGAACCCGGATGTTTTCGTCCCGGTCGATACCGCGCCCGCCGAGTCGCCCGCCGAGGCGCTGGCCCGCCTGGTCAACAGCAACCTGCAAGCGAGCCCGCCGCTGACCGACTACCTCACGGCCGACCAGCTGCGCGAGGTGTTTTTGCCCATCATCGACTTTATGCGGGCCGCCGAAAGCACGACCCACGTGCCCGTGGTGTATGCCCAGCCCGGCCTGCCCACCGCGGCCCAGGGCCTCGACGGCGACCTGTGGGTGAGCGAGGCCAGCGCCGACCTCTACATCAAGCAGCAGGGCCGCTGGCGCACCAGCGCCCGCCTGCGCGGCCTCGACGGGGCCACCCCCGTGAAGGGCGTGGACTACGTGGACGCGGCCAGCCTCGACAGCTACGCCGGCAACCTGAAGGCCAGCGCCGTGCAGGCCGCCACGGCCCAGGTGAGCCAGACCGTGCAAACGATACTGGCCAACGTGAAAACCACCGATGGCCGGGGCCTGGTGTACAACGACCCGGTGGTGACGCTGCCAGTTATCGACACAATGGAGCCCCTGCTGCCGGATGGTACCGTGCCGGCGCCCGGCCCGCAGCCGGTGCCGGAGGGGGCCTATTTTGCGCCCCTCAACAGCTTTACGCTGCCCCTGACCAGCTCGTACGCCCAGGCCTACGACACGGCCTTTGCCTTCACCGTCATCACCCGCACCACGGCGGGGGTGGGGCTCACCTGCCAGGTCAGCGACCTCAGTGGCGAGCGGGCGCCCATCACCTACGCCATCCCGTTTGTGGGCAACAGCGCGGCGGTTTGCATTCCGGTGCCGGCCAACAGCGACACGCTTTTCCGCTCCTACGCGGGGGCGTATTCGCCCGTGAGCAATGCCTTCGACTTCACGGTGCAGGGCTACAGCCTGCCCATCTACTCGGCCCAGCTTTAGCCGGCTTAGCCAGCTTGAAACCAGGCACTTATTACCCGTCGTTTATTCTTTTCCCTCATGGGTTCTTCCATCACTATCCCGCCGCTGCTGGACCCCGCCAAGGCGCTGGCCGCCAGCACGCTCACCCAGGTGCCGCGCACGCTGGCCGACATCGACGCCAGCATGCAGGCCGCGCGCCTGGCCAGCCCCGAGCTGAGCGCGCTCACTACCTCGCCTTCGAGCACCACCTCCATCTACCGCCTGCTCGAGCGCAGCGTGGCGGCGGCCATCTGGGTGTTTGAGGGTATGCTGACGCGCTTCCAGGCCGACATTGCCGAGCTGGTGCACGGCGCCCCGGTGGGCACGCTGAAGTGGTACGTGGACCGGGCCCTCGAATTTCAGGAAAATACCAACCTCACCGACCTGAAAGCCCAGGACAACCGCGTGCAGTACGTGCCCGTCGATACCAGCAAGCGCATCATTACCCGGGCCGCCGCCGTCGAAACCGGCAACAAGGTGACCCTGAAAGTGGCCCAGGCCCTGGGCACGGCGGGGGCCCTGCAGCCCCTCTCCAACGCCCAGCGCCAGCAGGTGCTGGCTTACTTTGACCGGCTGCGCCCGGCGGGCATTCAGATGGAAGTGGTGTCGGGCCCCGCCGACCGCCTGCGCGTGGAGGGCAGCGTGTACTTCAACCCGCTGCTGAACGAGCAAGACGCGCGGCAGGGGGTGGAAGCGGCCATTGCCGGCTACCTGGCCGCGCTGCCCTTCAACGGCCTGCTGCTGGTGAGCCGCCTGGAAGACGCCATTCAGGCGGTGCCGGGCGTCACGGACGTGTCGCTGACGAACGTGCAGGCGCGGGTGGGGGCTAAGCTGGAGGCGGCCTTTACGCGGGCTTACTACGCCAAGGCCGGCTACGTCGTGCCCGAAGATGACGCCAACGACGCCCCGAACTTGCTGAAGAACAGCATTAAGTACTACCCGCAGGACGGCACGACCATCATTTAACGCCCCCGGCCCGCTATGCTTATTCCCTCTTCGCCCTTGCAGCGCCTGCGGCTACAGCTGCGCCGCCTGGTGCTGCAAAACCGCCAGGCCAACGTGCCGGCCCGCTACCGCCTCAGCTGGGCGCGCCTCAACGGCCTGCTGCTGCCGCCCGCCCTGCGCCGCCCCCGCCTGCTGGCCCTGCTGCAAGCCCTGACCTGGCCGCTGCGCCAGCGCTACGACGACGTGCTGGTGTGGATGGCCACCATGCGCCGCGAGGCCGGCTACAACGGCCAGACGATGGTGCTGGAACAGGCCCTCAACGACCAGTTTACCAACGTCACGCGCGACATCGTGGTGCGCAACAACACCGGCGGCCTGCTGCCCCACTCCCTCTACTTCACCGATGAGCGCCCGCCTACCTCCCCCGGGGGCCAGCTGCCCAACCCGTATTTTCTGGATAACCAGCTCAATACGTACTTCTTTTCCCCGCCCACCGACAGTGGCAAGCTCCTGGACCTGGGCTTTGTGAGTGAGTTTGGCCGGCCGGGCTTCACGGTGTACGCCCCCGGCCAGGCCAGCCAGGAAGGCGCCCTGATACGGCGCATCAACCAGCTGAAAATGGCCACCACCCAGTATTCCATCGTCTACACTCCGGCACCTCAAATATGAAATACCCCAATATTCCTAACCCTAGCCTCGGCCGTGCCCTGGCTTACGAAGACATTGCCGCGCTCGAAGCCCTGGCGATTTTTCCTCAAACCATCTTGCGCGGCATGGGCGAATGCGTGGTCGATGCCTGCGGCCTCACCAATGGGTATTTGGGGGGCGGCACGGTGTGGCTGGGCAACAAGCTCTACGAGTTTCCGGGCGGCACGCTGGGCAGCAACCAGTTTTTGATACCCAGCGTGAGCTACGACCCCGCCCGCCCGGCGCCCGCCGCGCTGTCGGGCACTGTGGGGGGCCCGCGCAACGAGTTTGCCCAGCTCTCGCCCACCCCCGGCAACGGGCCCTGGGTGAAGGTGGACGTGCCGGAGAAAACCATTCGGCTGGCCCACCGCTGGCAGGAGCTGACCCGCGCCGTCGGCACCGTGGAGTGGCTGGCCGCCCTGCCCACCGGCGACTACGACAACACGGGCCGCGGCCAGAACAAAGCCCTGGGCTGGGCCCTCTGCAACGGGGCCAACAACACCATCGACCTGCGCGCCCGCTTCGTGCTGGGCCACAACCCCAGCAGCAACGCCAGCCCCCAGGGCTACCTGACCGCGAACACGTTTATGCAAACGGGCGGGGATGAGAACGTGCAGTTGTCGGAAGCCCAGATGCCGCGCCACACGCACAGCATTGACTATGCGGGTGACCACCAGCACTATACTACGTCGCACGGCGACCGGGGCAGCGGGGGTGGTGGCCGCGAGCCCTACAGCTATAATGAAAGAGATAACTCAAAAACTATCTACACCAACTTCGCGGGCAACCACACGCACTCCATGCAGCCCACCGGCGGCACCGATGCCCACCCGAACATGCCGCCCTACTTCGTGCTGGCCGCCCGGCAGTGGATAGGGTTGTAAGAAGGCAATGCGCTAGCAACCAAAAAAGCCCCGACTGTGCAAGTCGGGGCTTTTTTGGCTGTAAGGCGGTCGGCATTATTCTACGACGAGCTTCTGGCACCAGGCGCCGGCGGTGGTGCGGGCCTGCACCAGGTAGAGGCCAGGGGCGAGGGCCGCGGCATCGAAGCCAGCGGGGGCGCCGGCGGCGGTGCGGGTGAGGGGCACGGGCACGAGGGCGCCGCGCAGGTCGCGCAGGTGCAGCTCGAGGAGCTGGCCACTGAAGCCGGGGCTGGGGGCGAGGGCCACGCAGCCGCGGGCGGGGTTGGGGCTCAGGGTGAGGGCGCTGGCGGGCAGGGCGGGGGCGGCGGTGGCCAGCGGGGTGCAGAGGCTGCTGGCCTTGAGGCCGGTGTAGGTGAAGTTGTCGAGCAGCTCGGCGCCCTGGTTTTTCACGCCCGTCACCTGGATTTGGTAGGTGGCGTTGCCGACCATCGTGGCATCGGCAAAGGTGGCGGTGTAGCTCACGACGGCCACGGGGCTGGCCAGGCCGCTGGTGCCCAGGTCGTCGAGCTGGCCGCCGGCCGACACTTGGTCGTTGAAGGCGCCCCCGAGCGGGGTGACGCGCGAGGTGAGCCGGTACCAGTGGCCGTTTTGCAGGGCCGTGCCCGTGGGCAGGGCCACGGTGCGCACGAGGCCATAGCTGCGCACCTGGAGGTTATTTTGGTAGAATAAGACGTGCCAGTTGTGGTTGAGCGAGCCCTGAAAAAACAAGGCCGCCCCGCCCGGCGCAGACGAGGGCGCAACGAGGCTGGTGTTAAACTTAAAGCAAATAGAAGCTTCGAGCGCCTGGTTGAGCGTGTTGCGGTGCACGGAGCAGTAGAAGAGGTAGTCTTCGCGCACGGTGGGGGGCACTACCAGGGCGCCGCCCGTGATGCCGCCGGTGGGCGTCTGGGTAAAGTCGGTGGGCTGCGCGCCGTTGCCGGGCAAGAAGCGGGTGGTCAGGTCGTTGTTGGTGGGCGAGGCGTAGGTGTTGAAATCAACCGTTTCGGTAACGACCTGGGCCCGGCCCGTGACGGCCAGGGCCAGCAGCAGGGCGGTAGTGAGTAAGGTTTTAGCCATGTGAAGGAGGAAATAAAAATGGACTGAAAATCAACGCGTACCGCTAGCCCGCAACCGGGGCCGAAGCGGCTGGATATAAAAAATAAAGAAAAACCAGTCTTCGAGCGGCGAAATATACGGGCCGCCACCTGCTTTAGCGCCGGGCCCGGCGGCCGGGCGCCGCACCCTACCCTGGCCCGCCGCGGCGGCCGGGCCCCGGGCCACCCGGCGCGGGCGCGGGCGGCCGGCCTGCCCGGCGTTTTAGCACAAAACCAGGAAACCCGCCGCCGGGCCGGGGCCGCCGGCGGGCCAGCCCACGGGCCTAGGGCAGGGCCTCGAAGGGCGGGGCGGCGGGGCGCTGGCCGGTGCGGGGGCGGCCCGCCGCCAGCAGGCTTTCGATGCCTTGCAGCTGCACCTGCACGCCGTGCATGATGGCGCTGAGCTGGCTGAGGGCGGTGCGCACGCCGCCGATAACTTCCACGCTCTTGACCTCCTGCTGGCGCAGCTCGCGGTTGATGAGGTCGAGGCGGTCGAGGGCATCGCGCTCCTGCTCGCGGCTCTGGCGCAGCATATCGGCGGCGTGGCCGTTGTCGAGGGCCTGCTGGCGGGCCCACTCCAGGCGGGCGGTGGCCACGGCCTCGGCGCTGGCCCGCTGGCAGCTGGCCCCCGCCTGCTCGGCCTTGAGGTAGAGGTACACGCTCACCAAGCCCAGCAGCAGCAGCAGGGCCCAGAGCACCGCAAACAGCGGCCCCTGCTGGCTCACCTGGCTGGTGGCGGCCGTGGTGGCGGCGCTGGCCACGCGGGCCGCCTCCGGGAGTTGCAGAATAAAAACGCGCATAGGATATTAGCAAGAAATGGCGGCCCCGCCGCCGTGGCCCGGCGGCCTCGCGGCGAAAAGCCCGGCGTGCTGCCGCCCGCCCGCCGCGCCCCGCCTGGCGGCGGCTGGCCCGGGGCCAGCCCCGGCGCGCTCCCTCACCCCTCGCACTACAAAAGCTGGCGCCGCCCCCGAGGCCTTGTGCAAGTATAGCAGAAAACCGGGGCCAGCCCCGGCCCGCTAAGCCCAAGCAACCGGCCTTAGCCCATGGTTCACAAAACCTTAGCCCGCAACGGCTTTTTTGCCACTCACGGTATTTTTCGGGTATGGCCGGGCGGCGGCCCGCCGCTGGCAGTGGCTGCGAGGGCAGCAGTGGCTCTTCTTGGCTTAGTGCTAGTGAGGCTTGCCGGCGGCTGACAGATTTCGGCTTTAACTATCACATAATCAAGTAGTAGTGAAGTATAAAATAGTAAAAAGCTTGTAATCTAAGTGGTTTTATGCTATTTTTTACTTACTAAAAATGTAAGTATATGAATAAAAATTTCGCGCAACGTTAAATTACCCTGGCACATTTTTTTTTGACAGCCGGGTATCGACTACATGTGGATAACTTTTGAGTCGATACCCGGCCGGGTGGGGAAGTAATTCAGACACCAAAAATGTAGTCGATGAGCCAGCTGAAACGCGACGCTTTGCAAGCTAAAAAATGCGCCTGGAGCCAGGAGACGCATTTTTTGGGCAAAGGGGAGCAGCCAAAAAAAAGGGCCGGTTTCAGCCCCGAACCGGAGGGCTTTGAGCAAAAAAAAAAAAAAAAACTGCTAAAAAAAACTAGTAGTTTACTTTTAACAACTCTTTATAATCTTTTACGGGTGCCGTAACTATTTGATTCCCAGGGGCCCCCGAGGGGTATCGACTACACTTTTGGTGTCTATCGACTACACTTTTGGTGTCAAAACCCGATTTTCGGGGAGGGTATCGACTACACTTTTGGTGTCAACCGGGGGGGTATCGACTACACTTTTGGTGTCTATCGACTCAAAAGTTATCCACATGTAGTCGATAGGGGGGGGCGGGCGTACATTTGGGGGCCTTGCCGGGCCCGCCGGCCCCGCCCCATGCCCGACGCCGCCGCTGCCCCTTCCGCCGCCCTCGCCCAGCCCCTGCACCCGCTGGTGATTCAGCACAATGCCCTGGTGAACGCCCGCTTCGACCTCACCACCACCGAGGTGCGGCTGTTTCTGGCCATGCTGAGCCGGCTCAAGCGCACCGACACCACGTTTGCCAAGTGCGAGGTGGCCGTGCGCGACATCCTCGACCAGGCCTCGAGCCAGAACTATGGCCATGTGCGCAAGGTGCTGGAGAAATTTGCCGGCCGGCTCATCACCATCGAGACCCTGACGCCGGGCGGCCGGCGGCCCCGGCAGCGCAAGTACTCGGTGCTGCCGCTGCTGGCCCGGGCCGACTACCTCGAGGGCGAGGGCCTGCTGGTGCTGCGCTTCAACGACGAGCTGCACGACTACCTGCTCGAGCTGCACGACAACTTCACCAAGGCCCAGCTCACCGAGCTGCTCAAGCTCAAGAGCGCCCCCTCGTACCGGATTTACTGGCTGCTGCGCGAGTACGCCAGCTTCGGCAAGCGCACCATCGAGGTGGGCGAATTGAAGGCCATCCTGGGCCTGGGCGAGGGCTACGACAGCCGGTTCAACAACTTTCGGCGCCGGGTGCTGGAGCGGGCCCGCCAGGAGCTGGCCGCCACCGACCTGCCCTTCACCTACTCCACCCTCAGCAAGGGCCGCCTGGTCACGCACATCGAGTTTCACTTTGAGCCCGGCGCCGGCCTGCCGCCCGCCCTGCCCGCCCCGGCCCCGCCGCCCGAGTGGGAGACCGCCGTGCTGGCCGCCGGGGTGGCCGCCCGCAGCCTGCCGGCCATCCGGGCGCAGCTGGCGGCCGGGGCCTACGACCTGGGCTACGTGCGCTTTGTGCTGGCCACGGTGCAGGCCCAGGTGGCGGCCGGCAAAATCAAGCGCCCCGCCGGCGCCGTGTTCAAGGCCCTCACGGCGGGCTACCTGCTGGCCGAGTACCAAAAGAGCCCCCAGGAGCGCCCCATTTCCAAAACAGGCACCGCCCTCGCTAAAAAGCGTCAGAAGCTCACCAGCGCGCTCGCAGATGCCAAAAACAGCCTTTCTTTTGTGGCGACGGCCGCCGTCTACACCCCCGACACTCGCCCCGCCGCCCTGGCCGCCGTGCAGGCCACCATCGCGGGCCTCGAAGCCCAGCTGGCCGCCCTGGGTAGCTAGCCACCCGGTCAGAGTACAAAAAAGAGCCGCTGCTAAGGGTCGATTTTGTGCGGCGGGTCCGCCGCCTTTTTACGCCCCAAGCCCGGCGGCG